ACAGCGACGGCAATCGCGAAGGAGCTCGGAGTTCACCATTCGAAAGTAACACGCGCATTAAATCGCCTGGCGGGCAAATTTAGTACCAAACAGTTCGGAGATTATCACGACTATTTAGTAGCGCTTTAGTTTTAAGAAAGACGGTTTGGCACATAGGCACCGCGTCAAATCGTCTCGCTTTTATTATAACAAAAATTCACGAAATGTACATACGGTGTCTTTACACTGTAACGTAACTTTAATATACACCCGTTTTTATAATACGCGTTTTCATCGCAAAACGCAACCAATTGGAGGCTACGAAGTTGGGAAAATATTCAGCGAATCGTAATGATATATATTATACGCCAACAAACGTAAAAGATACGTCATTTGAACGAAAAATTAAGCGATTCAAGCACGACCCTATCCGATTGTATGACGGAAGCAACGAAGAAGCCCTAAGTAAGTTGGGAAAATTAGGAGGGCGATTGATATGACGATGTTTCTTCTATTGTATGTAACCGCAGTAATTTTCGGAATCTGTTGCGCAGTCTGGCGGGAGGTTGAGGCGGAATGAAGGTCGTGAGCATGGCGGAAGTGAAACGTCGTAAGGTGATTACGCAATATGTGAAGTTTTACGGAAACGTCAACGAAGTTAAACGAGGAGTGACGAAATGAATCTCGAAGGGTTGACGGAGAATCGAAGTCAAAAAGGGACCGTTTATTATGTAGATGAGAGGACTGTAATAGTAGCGAAGGAGTGCGCGAGCTGCAATAAAATTTTGGCGCTTAATAACTTTTCCAAACACATTACCGGAGTTGGGGGCAAAAGACCGAATTGCAAGGGGTGTATATCTGAACTCGAAGGAGTTCAGCGAAGAAAGGAAGGTAGGCGAATAAATAAAAAAAGCGAACTCGAAATAGTTGACGGAGTTACCGGAAAAAAATGCTCTCAATGCGGAAAATGGACCGTCCTTGACAACTACCACATTAAAAAGAAAGGGCTTGGCGGACGTGAATCAAGGTGTAAGTTATGCAGGTCAGAGTGCTTACGATATTGGGCGCAAACTAACCGCGATAAACGTAGGCTAACAAAAAAACGCCGCATAGCTCGTAAAAAGAACTTGCCAGATACGCTAACCATCGAACAATACTCTATAACACTTGAGTATTTCGGAAACGCTTGCGCTCTTACTGGACGTACAGATAATCTCGAGAAAGAGCACGCAATCCCGCAGTCAATGGGTGGCGGTTTTACTTTCGAAAATATTTATCCGATGACAAAAAGTTTAAATTGCTCGAAATATAATCACAATATCTTCGAATGGTTTGAAGCGAATAGGCAACGCTTCAATCTCGAACAAGAACGCTTCGACCGTCTAATCGAATGGCTCGGCAAAGCCAACGGAATGACAGTCGAAGAATATCGCGCTTATGTTTACGAATGTCACGCGAATCCAAACGTAATAGACGACGCCAAGGCGAATTAATTTTCGCCCGCCCATCGGAGAGTACGAAGATAATCGTTAGGTAAAGTTGTCGCTAGGACGCCGACGAAGCTCCGTTCTAGTATCGGTTATAGATATTCGTGCTTTGCGACGGGCGCGGGAAATTCCCACGTTCGAAACTAAATCGGAGGTAGGTAAAATGAGTCAATTTAAGTTCGGAATGGACGCAATCGAAGAATCAAACGCTGCAGGTGGCGGAGGAAAGGCGAATAACGACTTCGCAAAGTTACCGGCTGGCACAACGCTAAAGGTAAAATTGACGGGTTTAACGAGTGTCATGCGTTACTACGGTTATGGCGTATATAAGCGAGTTAACACGTTTATCGCCGAAAAGCCGTCCGATCGTGACGCAAAAGGGTTTGTTTCCGGAAATCACACGCCTTGGGATTTGGCATCGAAGCACTATTATGACCAAGCGTTTGCATTAACGAAAGACAAGTCGGACGACGAAGCGAAAGAAATTCGCGAAACTAAGCCGTATAAGGACTTGAGTGGCGAAGGCTACAAATACGCAGGTAAAGCCCGTTATGCAATCGGCTTTATCGATTTAGAAGTCGGCAAAGAAATCGTACTGGATTTTACCACAAAGCAATTTACGGAGGTTATCAAGCCAGCGTTAGTAAAATACGATGCGAAAAAGGATAAGACGGCCTTTGAAATTTCGAAGCAAGGCTCCGGTACTAAAACAGTGATTTCTTTATCGCCGGTTCTTGATATGGACGACGAAGAAGAGATTTCGGTAAAAGAACGTGCGAACTTCGATAAGTTTATCGGCAAAGAATTCGACTTGAAGAAATTCGAAGGACTACTATTCGAAGCTGACGAAAAGCAGCAAATCGAAAACTTAGTTGCGGCCGGATTCGATATTACACTCATCGGCTTGAGCATTGGCGCAAGTGCTGACGGACTTGGCGGTTTAAAAGAAGACAAATTTGAGTTTTAAGGAGGCGATAACTTATGGGAAAAGTAATCGGTGGTATTCTCGGCCTAGTTATGGTAGGAGCATTCATCTTCGGAATCTACTCTTTGATTGCTTGGGGATTATCGGCAGGAATCGAATTTGTATTCGGATATCATCTCGGATTTTGGCGTGCTTTAATCGGAATATTTGTAGTCGGAACGATAAGCAATATTATATTTGGCGGAATTAAAATAAGATTAGGCAGGGAGGAGAAGTAATGGCGCATATCACAACTACGAAAGGACGCCATTCCGAACTCCTCGCACAAACCGCGTTACTCGCTAACGGATGGACGGTTATGGAATCTGTCACTCCGGAAGTATTTGACATCGGTATTACTCGTCCCGGAATGGGCCGCGAGTTCTACCGTGTACAAATCAAAAGTGCTCGTGCAAGAGATGATCGTAACGGAGAGGTTGTCGTTTATGCCCGCAAAAGGAACGGCGAAAACTATTCGCTCGACGAGGCGGACTATTTCATCGGCATATTAGACGGAGATGTTTATATGTTCGAGAATCGCGGAATTGGAGAGTACTGGTGTCCAGCGCACGCACTTAACGAAAAATGGACGAAGTTGGAAATCGGAATCGACACTCTGAAAGGGGCGATTTAGTATGAGCGATTACGACCGCTGGAAAACAACTCCGCCAGAGCCCGATGTCGTCGGAAAATGTGCCCATTGTGACGTTGAGCTATACGCCAACTGCGACTACGTCCACGACCGCTCGGAAAACGAATGGTTCTGCGACGATGAATGCTACGTTGGGAAAAGGCGCGAGGCTGGCGACTTGGTGACGGAAGTGATTAGTAATGACGCCTAAACTTACGTTAAATATCCGGCAAGATGATGGCGCGGCTGAGCGTGTGGCTGATGCGGTTAAGAAGAAAGTGGCGGCGACTGAGACGGTGGAAGAAGCGTGGGTGCGGATTTTATCGATGAATAATAGCGAGCCGGATCAACGAAGGCTTATCGAAGTAAAGAACGGAATGGCTGCGGGGCTGATAGGCAGAGACCTCGCGTCCATTTCGAAAAGGTTCAGCAAGGCGGAGGCTTTGCGGTTATATAAGCAACTGGCGGAAAGTCAGCGCGAGCAAAAGTTGGCGGACTTGGTTAAGAAAACGCCGAGCAATTACGAGTTAATAACGAGCGAGCGGCAACTCGATACGTTATTGCGAGAATTGTGGTGCGAATCAATAATCGCGGTGGATACAGAGACCACTGGCGTTGATGTTTACACGGATGTCATCGTTGGTATGTCCTTCACCTTACCGGAGGCTGACAAACACGTTTATATTCCGGTAGCTCACGAAGATTGTGAGCAGTTGGGGCGAGATTATGTGCTTGCGAAATTAGAACCGGTATTATGTAACGAGTCAATCGGAAAGGTTCTTCATAATGCGATATTCGATATTGCGATGTTTAGGCGACACGGCTCCGACCTTAAAGGCGTTGTTTGGGATACGATGATCGCCATGCACTTGCTGAACGAAAACGAGCCGACATATAAGCTGAAGGACTTGGCGCCGAAATACCTCGGAGTTGAGTCCGATACTTTCTCGGAACTGTTTGGAAAGGACGCGCAGTTTAATTCGGTACCGATGGATATTGCGTTAGTTTATGCTGCGAAGGATACCGAATTAACCTGGCGATTGTATGAATTTCAGCGCAATCATATGGCGAAAATGCCCACCGTTCTGGAGTATTATCGGACAGTCGAGGTGCCGTTGCTTTACGTAATTGTAGATTTGGAGGCCAACGGTTATGTACTCGATTTAGATTTCGCGAAAGAATACGGTGAGCAACTTCGGAAGCGTGCGGAAGAATTGAGTGCGGAATTAATCGCCACACTAACACCGTTTCACGAAGGAATCGAACTGTTGAACTTAAATTCGCAACAACAAATGCTGCCCGCTTTATCGAAAGCAATCGGAACGAAACTTCCGAATATGGACGCGAAAAAGACGTTAAAACCTCTGAAGAGCGAACATGACGTTATTGCGAAATTACTAGAATACAAGAAAATTACGAAACTGAGCGGAACATATATAGACGCTTTGCCTCTTAAACAGAATCCGACTACGAAGCGATGGCATTCACGGTTTAATCCGATGGGCACCGTTACAGGGCGATTTAGTTCCGGTAAGGACGAAGAGGATAAAACGAATCAAGGATTTAACGTGCAGAATCAGCCGCAGGAAGCACGCCCAATGTTCGTAGCACCACACGGAAAAGTCCTAGTAGGTGCCGACTTTAAAGCGCAAGAAATCCGTTCCGTTGCATATCTCTCCGGAGAGGAAGTCTTAATAACTGCATTCTCAGAGGAACTAGATCCGTACGCTATGATGGCGTCGAACTTCTATAAGCGCCCATACGAAGAAGTAAATAAAAATGCAGACGGCAGCGATACGAAAGAACGTAAGCAAATGAAAGTTGTTTGGCTTGCGACAATCTACGGAATGAGCAAATATTCGCTTGCCGAAATGCTGGGTGTAGCCGTTAAGGAGGCAGTACAGTTTCAGTCAGACTTGTTCGAGAGTATGCCGAAACTTAATGCGTGGATTGAAAGCAACAAGAAATTCGTTGAAAAGAACGGCTTCGTATGGACAGACAAAGAAGCACGCAAGCGCCGACTATCTGACGCGAAACTAAAGTTAAAAGGTTGGGGCGATCCGAACTTTAGTAAAAAGAACCGCGCCCTCAGACAAGCGACAAATGCCCGCGTTCAAGGGTCATCGTCCATTCAAACGAAAGTAACGATGCTTCGAGCACATGAGTATTGCGCAAATAAGCCAGGATGGTCGCTTTGGTCGACCGTTCACGACGAATTGATTTTCGAAGTACCGGAGGATTTTACCTCAGCCGAAGCGCAAGACATCCGCAATATTATGATTAATTCATACCGTTGGGGAGACGTTGTGCCTAACGGTACCGATATCGAGGTCATGGTTAGGTGGGGCGAAGGTGTCAGCGTTAATGAATGGTTCAATACGAAAGGGGAAACGAAATAATGGCGATTATTACAATTAAGAAATTCAGCAAACCGGGGTGCGTCCCTTGTAAAGTACTAGCGAACTACATCGGAGACCTCGACCTATTCAAAGCAGGCGCAACGCTAGTCAACGTCGACATCACCGAGCAGCCGGAAGTCATCGATCAATACGGACTGACTGGCGTGCCTGTACTCGTCTTTGAACGCTCAGGAGTCGAAGTCCACCGCTTAAACGGCCTGCGTCCGACCGAGGAAATCATTGACGCAATCAAGCACGCAAAGGTGGTGCGCTGATGAAACAGTTCGAAATTACGATGGTTGTACGTGTTTTAGACAGAGTAGACGAAAAGTTACTAACCGGAAGTATTGTCGACGACGCAATACGTACTTACGAAGATATAGTCGAAATTGAATACGCATGTAAGCCGAAGGCATCCGAATGATAGCCGTCAACTTTGCGCTAGTCCTGGCGATTGTGTTCTTCACAGTTCCGGTCGCCTTGCCCGGCGTGGAGTTAACGCTGATACAGTCCGCAGCGATTACTCTGCTGGCGTTCGTGGCGAAGGTTTTATTATCGCCAGAGGCTCCGGAGATTTACTTGATTAACGGAAAAGACGAGGGGGACGAATAATGACGAACATTAACGAAATCGCGCAGGAATTTACGGACTTCTTAAATACGTGGCACTCATACCGAGAGCCATTCGATACGAAGCTCGACATAGCGTTACATGAGGCTTATGCGAAGGAAATGCGGAAATACAAGCCGACCGATTTTAAGTCGGCACCTTATTTCTCGCCAAGCTCGGCCGGTTCATCTGACCGGGAATTATACGTCAAAGCGATTAAGATGGCTCGCGATGAGGACGTCGTTAAGCCGTGGCAACGCCGATATACGGCACGGGGAACGGCTGTCGGGGATTGGTTGCAGCGTGAAATATTGTTGGCTGAGCGTCATTATGAAAAGTTTACCGGCGATAAGGTCCCGTTTAAAATCGCACGAACCGATGAAGGCAATCCATTCTTCGAGGACTTCATAAAGACGCAGCGATTCTTCGAACATAACGGTCAGCGATTTAGCTTATTCGGTACAAGTGACGGCCTTCTTGAGTGCGTTGACGAAGAAACAGGCGAAATCAAACGCATTGGCCTCGAAATTAAATCGAAGCAGACGTCGTATAGCGAAACGGGCTTCATGCGTATGAAAGGTCCGAAAGAGGATCACGTCAAACAGGTGACTTGCTACGATTTAATGTACGGACCACTGGACGGTTATCTTATCGTTTACGTGAACTGCTCCATCAAGGCGTGGTTTATGACGGATGAGGAACACGAAAAGGCGCCTGACTTCCGAGTGTTTGGCGTTGATATCACCGACGAAATGAAGTCGGAAATCCTTGACAAGTTTGCGTATGTGACGAAGTGTGTTGCGGATGGAACGGCGCCAGCGCTCGACCTTGAGACGTTCCGATTCAATAACTTTAAACGTAGTTGTGCGTTGAGTCTTGACGAAGATGAGTTCGAATTGCTGAAGGCGCAAACGAAGCGTTTAATGCGCAGCGGCTTGCCTCAATGGAAAAAAGACTCGTGCTATGAGGCGTTCGAATTTATCCGTGAGGTTCGTGAAAATGCGGGTGCTTAGTTGGGACACTTCGCTATCCTTACCAGGCGCAGCCATTATCGAGGTGAAAAACGGCAAGCCACGAATCACAGCGCTGTCGCACGTTAAGACCGACTCGAAAACGCAATCGCACGGCTTACGCGCCGACATAGTGGAAAGTTGGGCGACGCTGTTTGTTGCTGGGCATATTGGTAAGAACGGATTCGACGTAGTAATTCGCGAAGATTTTCACGGGCAAAGCTCAACGCAAAACTATCCGGTATTTGCCGCATGGTCAGGCGTTGAGCGCGGCTGTGACAAGTTTAGGCTGACGTTTACTAAGTGGGAAGAAACCGGCAAAAGCGGTCGCAAAAAGACTTTGCTGGGAATTCCGCAGTCGAAAGTGAAACTGCTGGTCGTCGGAAAAGGTAAGGCAGAGAAGACCGAAGTTGAAGAGGCAGTCCGTAGATGGACCGGCTATACTGGCGAATTTGCTACGTTTGATGAAAGTGATGCTGCCGCCATTGGGCTTGCGTATCTGATTCGCGAAGGATTAATAAAAACGGAGGGGAAATAATGGGTTATTACACTAATTATACACTTAAAATTCACGAAGGGGAGCGTAGAATACAAGATATTCTGGCGGAAGAATTCGTCCAAGACGAGTATAACTTAGAATATATTTTCGACGAAGGTGGCGAACCTTGTGATTCTTGTAAATGGTACGACCACGAAAAGGAAATGCGATCATTTTCGAAAAAGTATCCGGACGTCACTTTCGTTCTAAGTGGCGAAGGTGAAGAAGCCGGAGATTTATGGAAGAAATACTTCCGTAACGGAAAGATGCACGCATGTTCAGTCTTTATAACTTACGAAGCATTTGACGAAGCGAAATTGCAATGACCACCGAAGAAACGTATCGTAAACTTCTCGCTGACCTCCAACGTGATCGCATCGAAATTGAGCACGAAATGGTCCGGCTGGCGGAGGCTTATGGCGAGAAAATGATTGAATATCGCAAAGTGTCAGCGGGGATTTACGGAATTGAAGCGGAGTTGGACGCTATTTCCAACGAAATTAGACAGATTAAGGGAGCGGATTGAATGACTGTATACACTAACGAATTAAAAGCGAAATTAAACGAGGATATTACGCAATTTAGACAAGTATTTCCGGTAACAGATGACATGGAGAAAGCGTTCAGTGGCGTATCGAGACTAATTATGCTCGACCGTTACACGTTTAAAGATACCGAAAAGAAGACGTTAAAAGTCGGCGACTTCGTAGTGCTGACTGTTAAAACTGATCCGAAGTTTCCGGCGCGTGGCTACGGTCATGTTACTGATATCGACTGGACCGAGCGAAAGGTCAGCGTAAAACTAGACGAGTCATTTGTCGGAGTTCTTGAAGATGCGGAGGAAATTGCGACCGGCACCGTAACCCGTCCGTTAGATATTATCGACAAGCCGCTCGAAATCTATTACGAGCAGATTGCGAAAAGGAACGCGCGAGGACTGGCGTCAGTTGAAACGGATGTTATGAAACGCGAGCAGGCTTTCCGTGATTTCTACGATATTCTAGTTTCGCTTGATTTCGTTCCAGGCGGTCGTGTTATTTACGGAGCTGGCTCGGAAACCGACGTCACCTACTTTAACTGCTACGTTATGCCTTATCCGGCCGACAGTCGCGAGGGAATTGGCGAGCATCGTAATAAAGTAATGGAAATTATGTCTCGAGGCGGTGGGGTAGGGACGAACGGTTCAACGTTGCGTCCAAAGAACGCAATTGCTAAGGGTGTTAACGGAAAGTCGTCCGGCTCAGTCTCATGGCTAGATGATATTGCGAAATTAACACACTTAGTCGAGCAAGGAGGTAGTCGCAGGGGCGCTCAGATGATTATGCTTGCCGATTGGCATCCGGATATTATCGACTTTATTATCTCGAAAATGCAAAATCCGAAGATACTGAGATTCTTAATCGAAAATTCGGAAGATGACGAGATTCGTAGATTAGCGCAATCAAAACTAAAGTTTACGCCGTTAACGCCTGACGAAAAAGCTTTGTATGAAACAGCAGCGATTTACTTGCCGGACGGTTCAGCAAGAAAGCAAGCACAGCAAAAGTTATCTGACGGAGGCACTTATTCAATTAATAACGCTGAATTCTTAACTGGCGCGAACATATCCGTTGCAATCACGAAAGAATTCATGGAAGCAGTCGAAAATGATACCGACTACGAGTTACGCTTCCCTGACATCGAAAACTACAGCGAATATGATAAGGCGCTCTACAACGATTCATGGCATCACCACGGAGATGTTCGCGAGTGGGAAAAGTTAGGCTTCGGAATTAAAACGTATCGCACGATCAAAGCGAAAGAGTTATGGAATCTGATTAATATTTGCGCAACTTATAGCGCCGAGCCAGGTATCTTCTTTATTGATAATGCAAACGAAATGACGAACGCCTCGGCTTACGGACAGAAAGTCGTCGCTACAAATCCATGTGGAGAGCAGCCCTTAGCACCGTTTTCCGTTTGTAACTTGGCGGCAGTAAACCTCGCCAACATGGCCAACAAGGAAACGAAGGAAGTCGATTACGACCGTCTGAAGCGCACCGTTGAAATTGGCACGCGCTTTATGGATAACGTAATCAACGCGACGCCTTATTTTATGGAAGAGAATACAAAGCAAGCGCTTGGCGAACGTCGTCTCGGCATGGGTGTTATGGGCTTGCATGATCTATTAATCTATTGCGAAGCTGAGTATGGAAGTCCTAAAGGTAATGAAATCGTCGACAAGGTATTCGAAGTAATGGCGACGACTGGTTATCGCGCTTCAATTGAATTAGCGAAAGAAAAAGGAGCATTCCCATTCCTTAATAACTTGGAAAATGGACGCGAGCTTTTTGTTAATTCCGGATACATGCTTAAAATGCCGGAAGATATTCGCCAAGGCGTCCTTAAATACGGAATTCGTAACTCGCATATCTTAACGGTCGCTCCTACTGGCAGCACCGGTTCGATGGTCGGATGCTCGACCGGACTTGAGCCGTACTTCTCCTTTAAATACTACCGCAGCGGTCGTCTCGGTAAATTTATGGAAGTTGTTGCGGACATCGTGCAGGAATATCTCGACGCCAATCCGGAGACTGACCCGAATAACTTGCCGAAATGGTTCGTCAGCTCGATGCAATTATTGCCAGAACAGCACGTCGATGTTCAGTGTATTATTCAGCGCTGGATTGATTCATCGCTAAGTAAAACGGTAAACGCTCCTAAAGGCTATTCGGTTAAGCAAGTTGAAGCGGTTTATGAACGACTTTATAAAGGCGGAGCAAAGGGCGGAACTGTTTACGTAGATGGCTCTCGTGATGCTCAGGTTCTTTCGTTAACTGCCGAAGAGAATACGTTTGAAGAAACGGAAGTAGTCGCACCGAAAGTCGTGCTTGTCGATACGATTAATGAAGTTCGTTCGACGGATGTAACTTACGGTAACGAGGTGGGCGAAACATGCCCCGTCTGCCGAAAAGGTGAAATCATCGATGCGGGCGGATGTAATACGTGCAGTAATTGCGGCGCTCAGTTGAAATGCGGTCTGTAGAATGCGGAAGTCCTGGGACGAATATTTTATGGACATCGCGTTTATGGTGGCGGAAAGGTCGACGTGTAATAAACTACGCGTCGGCTGCGTCCTCGTAAAAGATAACCGCATTATATCGACGGGCTACAACGGTTCGATTCGTGGGCACGAACACTGTACGGACGCTGGTTGTCTGCTAAACGATGAGGGGCGTTGCATACGGACCATTCATGCGGAACAGAACGCGGTTCTACTGGCGCTCGCTTCAACGGAAGGATCAACAGCCTATGTTACGCATGAGCCTTGCGAAAATTGTACGAAGCTACTGAATCAGGCGGGTATTAAGCGGGTTGTTTACGCCAATCCGTATAAGAACGAACGCAATATCGAATTTATGCACGGAATGAAATCGGAATTATTTAAGCGATAACTGCGCGACATTCCAAACTCGCGCCTATTATTAAGTAGAAGGGCGCTAGTCACTCGGCTGGCGCCCGACAATTAACCCGGAGGTGTTGAAGAATGCCGTTACCTAAAAACAATATGTTGTTTGGATTTGCGGAAAAATTAACCGATGAGCAGCGCGAGTACGTCGATAGTATTTTCGACAATCAGCTTACTTTTGTTAACGCTAAATCGGGAACAGGCAAATCTACACTCGCAGTGGCTTGCGCCAAGCTAATCGGAAAGCCTTTAATCTATACGTTTTCACCAGTCGAAGAGGGTTCGCTAGGATTTACGCCAGGATCGGTCGAAGAAAAAGAGTCGAAGTATTTTCAGCCGTTAATAGACGCACTAATCGAGATACGCGAAGACCCACGCTTTGCACTTAAAAGCGAAAAGAATCCTGACATTATTAACGAAAACGCATGGGTGACCGCAAAATCGCATACATTCGTTCGCGGCACGAACATCAAGGACTGCGTACTAATAGTGGACGAAGCGCAGAACTTCACTCGTTCAGAATTAAAGAAGCTTTTGACTCGTGTGCATAATTCCGCAAAGGTAATCGTAATTGGTCACGATAAGCAAATCGACCTTAAAGACCCGAAGAAGTCCGGATTTGTACCTTATCTCGAACACTTCCGAAATGAGCCGTACTGTAAAGTCGTAGAGCTTCACGTTAACTTCCGAGGACAGCTTGCGCAACATGCCGATAACTTAAATTGGTAAAGGAGGATTGTAAATGGAAAATCAGACGCACCTAAACGCAGTCGGCGAAATTACCGAATTAATTTACGCTGCTACTCACGCTGACGGGGAGGAATAACGATGAGCCAACCGTTCACCTATTCGGAAATATTTTACAACGACGTCATCTACTTTTTAGAAACGAAGTGGAAACGCAAGCTAACGGATCATGAGAAATCGGTGCTCATCGAAGGATACCGCTTTGGCAGACTTGCCGAGGCGGAGAACGAAATCCGGATTTTGGAGGCGAAGTAATGACGAAGTTTATAAGATGCTCAGTCGATAGTATAAAGTACTTTTCTGGCGTAATGGGCGATGGAGATACGACGATTGCAAATAATCCCGTCAATATATCACGCTATAGTTATATCGCGAAGGCTGAATTCGGGCGCGGGCTACCAGCGCTAAAGTTTCACGACCATAATCACACTACTACTTGGGTGTATAAGAGCGCGGAGATGCGAGACGCGGATTTTGAGAGAATCGCTAATAACGAATTTTAGGAGTGACGAAATGCCGTTCTACACGTTTAAATGCACGAAATGCAACACGCAAGCAGACGAATTAGTCCGCGCTGGTACCGAAAGCACCACTTGCGCCACTTGCGGAGAGCCAACGGTCAAGCAGCCGAGTTTCCGCTTTAGTGCGCACGGACTTCCGAACGGTTTCCATATAAATCGGAGTCAATCGCGAAAGGGGACGAAATAATGGGTATCGAAAAGCTTACGAAGTTGTTGGAAGAAAAGCACGGTAAAATTAACATTAAGGACGACGTTTACTACTTATTCCTAAAAGACGGTCTTTTCTCGGTTTGGTACGACGAGGACGAAAAGCAGATTAAGGTAAATATCGAGTTTTTGCCGGAAGAAAACACGTTTGTTTATTTTAGCGAAAAGAGTATCGAAGATTTACTCGAAGAGGAGTGAGCGAGATGATAAGCGGTCAATGTTTTACATGCTACGACGATGCAATGTTTCGCTATCACGGTCAGACCGGAAATTTTAACCCGACGAAAATTCAGTTAGACTACGTAGCCAAATTAAACGACGGCGATGTGATTGATTGCGTAAGTTGTGGGCGCAAAGTTAAATACGTAAAAGTTAACGAAAATAAATGGCGTCAGGAGGTGGAGTCATGAAAAGGACGGCAATCGCCGCCACACTAGGCGTAGCAACGGTCGCCCTAGCCGGAGGCATCTACGTGGGCAACGCATTTATCCCGAAGCCTGCCGAAGTGGTCACGCCAGTCGAGGCGCCACATTACGTCGACAAGCAAGCGGTCATCAACGCGCTGTCAACGAAGGCTCAACTCGTCGGCTTGACTGGCAAGGTTGCGAAAACGATCACGTATGAAAATGACGCTTGGTTCGGAGACAAAACGTATAAGCTGGCGGCAACCGGCGAATTCAAACTCGGCGTTAATACAAGTGACATCATCGTCACAGCGCAAGGCAACACGGTAACGGTCAAGTTTCCGCAACCTAAGATTATCAGCGTCGACATTCCGTTCGACAAAGCGGAGCTCAGCAAGGACGTCGGATTTTTGCGTAGCAAACTAAGCGAAGGCGAGTTGCAGGCGATGTATGGTAAGGCGCGCACATCGGCGATAAGCGATATCAAAGGCAATAGGCAAGCGTTTGATAAGGCGAATACGTCAGTCGAGCGGACGATAGAGGCGTTGGTCAAGTCGGTGGATGGCGTGAAGACAATCGAAATTATGGAGGCGAAGTGATGAAAGGCGCAACTATAGCGGAATTAATTATCCAATGGGCGAATGAAAAACGAGTGCATCCGGACGACTTCTCGATGTTATTTGCAGAAGAACTGCTCGAAGCATTGGAGGCAGATAAATGATAATAGGTTGTGATTGCGTATATTGGCGAGATACATCGTTGTCTCGCTTTTGTCGGAAGTGCGACGGAACTGGTGTAATACGGAATAAGACGGAGTCAAACCACGATGTAATATCAGAACTTGAGCGCGTTTCTAACTTACTGAAATTTCTTCGTGATAAAAATGCAGCCGGTTGTAACGATTTCTTAATAAAAGAAACCGAAAAAGTTTACGTGAAGTTGGCTAGTAAAATCCAATGAGCTACCGAATGATTAAAACGGCCCGCCGGCTGATGTGCGACAAGTTTTCGGTGTTGTGCACGCTGGCGGAATTGAATGCGAAACAATTAAGGGAAAAAGAACCGGAGGTTGATGATACGATGAGATTGAACGTTAAAATTAAGCGGCTGAACGAGGACGCAGTTATTCCGAAATATGCTCGCGAAGGTGATGCGGGTTTTGATCTTATCGCAACGGAGGATGTCATAATTGAGCCGGGCGAGACGAAGTTAGTTCCTACGGGCTTGGCGTTCGAGTTACCGCCTGGCTACGAGATGCAGATCCGGCCACGAAGCGGAATCACATTGCGTACAAAGTTACGCGTACAGCTTGGGACTATCGATAGTTCGTATCGCGGAGAGGTTTCCGTCATTGTTGATAACATTGCGGAACGTGTTAACCGGACCGGTAACGTATTAGCAACAATCGACGGTAAAACGGAAACTATTTACAGTAGCGCACGTTATTACGATGAGAATACGTATCTAGTGCGGAAGGGTGATCGGATTTGTCAGGCCGTAATTTCACAGGTCGAGCACGCGCGTTTCAGGGAAGTCAGTGAGATTGAGGACACAGAAAGAGGCGGTGGTTCCTTTGGGTCATCCGGAGTACGCTGAGTTTACATTCGATGACGGATACGTGCCGTTAAGAGACTGTGGTAGTTTTAAAGAGATTAAGTATTTTATTAACAAAAATGGATGCTGGATTTGTACCAGTCATGCTAAGGCTAAACACCGTAGAAACTACCCTGTTATAGATAGAGGTGGTAAACACCAAAGACTTAGTCGGTATGTTTTTAAAGTTAAAAACGGCTATATTGACGACAAAAAGTTTGTGATGCATTCATGCGACAACCCTGAGTGTATAAATCCAGATCACCTGTCGTTAGGAACTCCCAAAGAGAATACGAAAGACATGATTACCAAAAAGCGTAAACCGGTGGGAGAAGCCGTTATCGGGTCTAAACTTACTGAAAGCCAAGTTCTCGATATCTTTAACGACATAAGAGGCTGCACAACAATAGCGAAGGAATACGGAGTCTCTAAGAAAACTATTTTGAATATCAGGCACGGTAAAACTTGGAAACACCTTGGCTTATTAACGAGGGAGGACGAATAAATGAACGAAATTATTAACGTATTAGACAAAGGTTATGTCCGCTTAACAAACGTAATGGGCTCCGACCTATCTGTCGTAAACTCAGCGCGGGTTAGTTACGACAAGGAATCTATGGAACTATCAGAAAAGGATAAGCGCTTAATTCGCTTCCTAGCACGCGAAGGACATACGAGCCCGTTTCGCCATGCAACGCTTCAATTCGAAATGTATGCGCCTTTAATGGTAGCCCGCCAGCATTGGAAATACATCGTAGGCAGCGATCACACTATGGACGCTTGGAACGAGTCAAGTCGGCGGTATATTACCGAAGAACCTGCGTTTTACATTCCTAATAAAAATGAATGGAGATCAGCTCCGGAAAATTCTAAGCAAGGTAGCGGCGAAACCTTACCGGAAGAACACGGCAAGATAGCTACGCAAGATTTGCTCGACTATGTAGCGTTCGGAGAGCGCTTGTATGAGCGTGCAATGAACTCAGGTGTATGCGCAGAGCAAGCACGCCTATTCCTACCGGCTTACGGAATGTATGTACGCTACTACTGGACGGCATCACTCCAATCGGTCGCTCACTTCTTACAACAACGCCTGGCACACGATAGCCAAGTCGAAATACAGGAGTACGCAAAGGCGGTCAAAGCGCTCGCCGAACCGCACTTCCCAGTAAGCATCACAGAATTAACGAAATAAGGAGCGGATACTATCGGATTACTTACATCATTGCTACTCACGCATTCACTACTAAGTCCGCCTTCCATTGTCGCAGGGGATGTCGCCCAGCAGGTCGCTCCTCTAGCGCAAATATGGCGCCAGCAAGCGGAAGTATTAACGCAAGAAAACGAACGCTTACGAGCCGAAATCAAGCGTCTAGAGGCGACTCAGTGGCGTGACTTTACGGCGACCGCCTACACAGCCGATTGTCCCGAAGGATGCTCCGGCATCACCAAGACGGGGCTCGACGTTAGGAATCGGACGCACTTCGATGGCAAGCGAATTATCGCAACTGATCCGAGTGTGATTCCGCTAGGAACGACGGTCGAGATACGGTTCAGAAACGGAAAGCTCGAGCGAGCCATCGCCTTGGATACGGGCGGAAAAATAGACGGAACGATTATCGATTATTTAATTAGCGACAACACAAGCGCCATCCAGTTCGGAAGGCAGAACGTACAGATACGAATTATCGAGGAGGCAAAATAATGACGAGAACATTTCACGGTAAGCAGCTAAAGGTAGGCGGAGCTATTTACACGGTACACGAGGTTGAAGGACTGCTCCGTAAGATAAGTATGTACGGTAATGTGGAATTCGGTGATTGCGTAATCCAAATCGATTCAGCAATGACAGATGAACGCAAGGAGCAAACGATCATCCACGAGATGCTTCACGCCATTCACTTCGAAGCCGGCTACAATCCGGAAGAGCAAGACGAGGATACGATTAATCGGACGGCTAACGTTTTGCACCAAGTGATCGTAGACAATATCGATATTTTAGCGACACCTGACGAGGAGCAAGCGGTTAAAGAATCGGTTGAATTGGAGGAGTTGTACTAATGAGTAAAACGCATGTAATTGGCGGTAAAACTTACGTTGAGGTCGATCGGAAGGCGGAAGTTGGCGATAAAATTAAAAGTTACTCGGATCGGTCAGGCGAGTTGTACACAGTCAAAGATGTTGACGGCTATTTTGCTATCGTCGCAAGGTCGTTCGGACACGTTCACGGATTTTTTCACGACGATTACGTTGTACTTGCCGAAGTTGGCGAAGAAGTCACGGTCGACACATCGCAAGCCTCTCCGGCCGTCATCGAAATGTTTACCGCATTATCACGGAAGATAGTTTCGCTTGAATCTCAACTACGCGACACACAGCGCAACGTCGAGCGTCAGGCGGAGGAGCTCGAGGAACTGAAGCGGGGCGTAGGGCATATCGAAGTCTTAACGTTATCAAACGAGGATGACATTCGCGAATTAGATGAACGGACACAGTCGAAAGAAGATGCACCGGAGGACACAGTTACGCTTCCGAGATGGGTAGTCGATTATTTAATCGAAGGTGCTAGCCGATGAAGCACACGCTAAATGTTAATCGGGAAGTATCCGTCGTCAAACTCGCCATCTGCGGAAAGCTTCGCGCCGGCAAGGACGAAGTAGCGCAGCACCTTTATATTCGCCACGGCTTCGATAGAGTGGCGTTTGGCGACGCACTCAAGCGCAACGCACACGCAGTCTTTCCGTGGATTAGCGACGGCACCAAGCCACGGGCGCTATATCAGCAGTTCGGTCAGCTAATGCGCGAAATCGACCCGGACGTATGGATTAAGCACGCTGAGCGATCGGTGCAGGGTGCGATTGACTTTCGAGTAAATACCGGAGCCGAGCGAGTGGGCATCGTGCTGACCGACGTTAGGCAGCAAAACGAAGTCGCCTGGTGTCGCGAAAATGGCTTTACGTTGATTCGCGTAACGGCTCCGGATGAGGTGCGCATTGCTCGGGCGATAGGGGCTGGCGATAGTTTTGTCGAAAATGACTTAGTGCATTCTACGGAGCTGGCGATTGATGGGTTTGCGGTGGATGCGGAAATAGTTAATGACGGAAGTGTTGACGATTTGAAGCGACAGGTTGACGCAGTATTGGAGGCGATTTGATGTCGCCAAGTACCTGGAAGTTTGACGCGGAAATCACTCCGGTATTTGATGAGCATGTGCGTTGCCACGTTCCGTTATATAACGAGATTCACGAACTAGTGACGGGGCTGTCAGGGTGGTTCCTGGAAGATAATACAAATGTTTATGACATCGGAACTTCGTTAGGCGAAGTCATCACGAACTTGGAACGCACGTATCCGAATAAACATGTCGATTATCACGGAATAGATACGTCTCCGGAAATGGTAGCGAAAACTGCCGAAAGATTTCGCGAAATAGGCAACGTTGAAATCTTACACGCAGACATAACCGACAACCACTTCGTCATTGATAACGCCAGTTTAATTACGTCCATTCTCACGTTGATGTTTATCGCGCAAAAACATAGGCAAGCAGTTGTAAAGAAAATCTACGACGGACTTAATATTGGCGCGGCTTTTATCATGGTCGAGAAAGTTATTGGAAGTAATGCCAGATTCGATGAAATGTGGGTTGAAATGTATCACGATATGAAACATCGAAACGGCGTTAGTGAAGCGGACATCTTTAATAAAGCACGTTCTATCCGTGGAGTCCTGAAGCCAAATACTGTTGATGAAAATATAAAACTACTAAACTCGGTCGGATTTAAAGACGTAGATATGTTCTTTAAATGGGGGAATTTCGCGGGGTTCATTGCGATAAAATAAGGAGGGGTTCTATTGCGGTACATTGATTTATTTGCGGGAATTGGTGGGTTTAGGTACGGATTGGATTCTTTAGGATATGACTGCGTGTTTACATCTGAGATAGATGATATTCCTAGTAAAATGTATAGAATACTGCACAACGAAAAGGAAGTACACGGAGATATAACGAAAATAGACGCTGCTGATGTTCCTGATCACGACATACTAGTTGGAGGGTTCCCTTGCCAAGGCTTTTCTATAAACGGCACTAGGCTAGGGTTTGAATATAAGACAGGGAATTTATTTTTTGAGGCTCTTCGAATCGCGAAAGAAAAAAAGCCTAAATACGTATTGATGGAGAATGTCCCTGGTCTTTTGAATCACGATAAAAGAAGAACAATTTCAATAATGGCAAAGAGCCTCTCGGACGCAGGCTATTGTGTTGATTTTACAATTTTAACTTCCACTGACTTCGGCCTGCCTCAAAAACGTAGCAGAGTCTTTATCGTAGGTGTGTTGGAAGGTGTTTGCAGCGACTGGACAATAACGGAAGTTAAACAAATTGACACTACAAAAAAGGCGATTAAAGAGAACTTTCCGGATGTTAAAACTTTCAACTTCCCGTTTCCTCAAGGAGCTGACCAATGCATATCGCTCGAAAGTGTCATCGAAAAAGACGTCGAGAACATCGAATATATTGAATTCGGAGATTTCTTGATGCCTTTAGGCGACGGCATGTTTCGAATTAAGGACGGTACTATACAAGGATACACGGACTTTAAGCCGATTCCTAACGAGACGACTATCGACTACACTTTTACGACGAGTAAAACGCGACGAGGACGAATTAAAAACGGGATGACAAAGACGCTTGATCAGTCGGTTGACATCGCTTTATATGATGGAGTTGGATTCCGGAGAATTAGTCCGAAAGAGGTTTTCCGACTACAGGGCTTTTCAGATTACGCTTATATGACGTTAAAAGACGCAGGATTCAAAGAGATTGAACTGTATAGGCGGCCATCAAGAAGCGTTAGTATTCCGATAATAAAAGCATTAGGAAAAGCAATACAGGAGTTTGATATGTCTTCTCAAATTATACCGTGTTTCAACTGTAAGTACTGGAGTGAATTCGATGATAATATCGGCATATGCGAAAACAGGTATATCAGTGAAGAAATAACTTATCCAGCGGATGGATGTTCATTAGGGAGGTTATAACATGCACAAGTTTAGAGAGCTTATTCAAAACGTGCTTAAAACGGAAATTAATGAGCGTGAAGATGTCGCGCTATTGTTTAGTGGCGGAACCGACTCCTTAACTTGCCTTTTTGCGCTGCTTGATATCGGAGTTTACCCTAGGCTTTATACGTTTCATCTTGAAGGTAACGTACACAAAGACGTCGTTATTAGTGCGAAAGTAGCGGAGTTTTATGGACTAAAGCATGTGATTATTGAAATTCCTGATGACATTGAACGTCTGCAGGAGGATGTTAAATATATTGTTAAGGAGCTCCCGGTAGATAGAAAAACCAATATCCAGTGCGTTTTTCCATTTCTCTACGTACTACCTAACATCATTGAATCAGTTGTTGTCTCGGGGTTATGTGCGGATGATTTGTTTGGAACAGCAAAGAGTGTAGCGATTAAGTCTGCTAAAGATAAAAATGTTTTTGATGCTATACGAAAGAGAACACTCTCGAGTCTGAATTCTTCCGCATACCTCCCAATAAAAACGTTAGTTGAGGATATATGTAAAAAGAAATTTGTAGTGCCCTATCGCAATGAAGAGTTAATTGAGTATATGCTTCAGTTTTCTTGGGCTGACTTAAATAAACCAAAACAAAAACAATTGTCCTTAGACGCCTTCTCTAAATACTTTGCCAAACAAGATATTTACCGTAAAAACAGCAACCTTCAAGTCGGTTCTGGCATTCGGGAGTACCATAACAAATTGATTAATACACCGCTAAATATATACGGAAGAAACCGGGTAGACGAAATATATAAGGATGTAAAAAAAAGGATTATAAAAGAATCGCCGGAGTGAAATAGGCAATCACTCCGAAAATTGAAATGCACGCCACCTGACGCCGTTCTGATCTTCCCAGCCAATGTCGGCAAACTTGGCGGGCAGCACATCGTCAGTCAGCGCCAGTTTCGCAATGATCTCCTTGCCCGCTGATGTGCCGAGATATCCGCGCTTATCTACTTTAACGGCGCTAGCATTCGGCACCTTGGCGAGCTCTTGTTTCGCAAGCCCGATGCGTTTATTCTCGACGTCAACGCTAATAACGACGTATTGGTAGGCGGAGAGTTTAAGTTCGCGCATGGCTGCCGAGGAAACGCGCAGGCGGTGCAGTTTATCGATGACTAGCGCGGATCCTCCGTGGCGCGATAATTTTAACGGTTCGAATGACATTTACAACACGTCCTTTTTACGGATTTATTAACGCCATTATAACGAATTAGGACGATAAGCGCAAGTTAGATTAGAATGACGAATTATCTCGAAATTAGACGAAAGGGGCGAATTATTATCGGAAGCGTAAAACGCGATTTACACATGCAAGAGCGGTCACTTGAAGCGAAGTATCCCGCTTTAGACTCGCCAGCAAACTTACGCATCCTTCTATCGGACTACCACGCGCTGATAAATAGGCAATATCAGGGCGACTATGATGCGGTGGTTCTGCTGACGGATTTACGTAACGCAGTGGAGTTGGCGGGCTTAACGGAGCGGCAAAAAACCGCATTATCTCTGGTCTACGAAGAGGACTTGACGCAGGAAGAGGCAGGGCGACGGATGGGCGGACTGGCAAGGGATGCGGTCAATCACCTGCTGGATCGCGCCATCGAGGCAATATCGGAAGTTTATTACTACTGGAGCAGACACGGAGAGGGGTACGCAATTAATGGCGGAAAATAACGGTACGTATAAGGCGTTACTACATGAAGCTATAACGCAATTACAAGCGGAAACAAAGCGCGGAGAATTACCGCGCGAACTCCGCTTAGTTAGAATCGATGGATTAATCGAAGGGTATTTCGTGGCCACGGGCGAGATGCCTGACGCGGTGACACTTGAACGGACGGCAGACTTAATCCTTTTCGAAGATTTAAATAATCCTAGTCTAACGAAAATGCAAGACGAAGAATATCCGATTATGAGTGAGCGTCAGTTTGATCGTAGGCAGAGCGCAGAGATTGCGACAGGAAAGCGGATGGATAACAACGCCGCAGATGGTCAGAAGCACATAACGCCGACCAGGCGAAATCGAACGGATTATGAAAATTTATTGCTAGATAAGCGAGCCAAATCGCTGAACAAAGAACGGAAAAGGAAGTACACGGAGTTTACGAAAGTTCAGCCGGTGATAGTTCGAAAAATGAGTAATTAGGCCTACCCTATTTTTAGCGTTAGTACGGCCTATATAGTGAGGGATATTTTACGTCAACATTTGGCGTGTTTTGCGGCCTACTATATGAGGAGGTTAACGCTCTTATATACGAAGATGGAAAATGAGTCTTTCGAACTACTGTACTTTTATGCCGTTAGTTGTCTATACGTAGTGAAGGGAATTTTTAGCGGGCGCTTCGGCGCCTTGCTAACGAGAGGGGAACGACTTAATTGACGAAACATATTATCTTTTATTCCGGAGGGCTAGGCAGTTGGATGACCGCGAAAAGGGTCGTAGCAGCACACGGAGCCGAGAACGTTATCTGCTTATTTACTGACACACTAATCGAAGACGAGGATTTATACCGGTTCCTCATCGAGACGACGCAATACATTTACGGGATTGACCAGCGCGATTTAATCGCAAAATGCGCATATATTCCACCTGTTAGTCACGATACAATGCCTGCCCGAAAAGCGTTCCTAACTGAACTAGCTGCGAAGGTAAGCGAGCGAAATCCTAATTTCGTATGGATTAACTGCGGTAAAGATCCGTGGGAGATATTCCATGACGTTAGGTTTCTAGGTAATAGTCGCCTTGCCCAATGTTCGCACAAAATTAAGCAGGACTTGTCGCGAAAGTACATCGAAGCCAACTTTAAGCCCGAAGAAGTGACACTGTACCTTGGGATTGATTGGACGGAGGAGCATCGCACCAAAGCTCCGGTCAAGAACTGGGCGCCATACACAGTACAATTTCCGATGTGTGAGGAGCCGCTGCTGACGAAGATTGACGCAATCAAATTACTAGAATCTGTAAGAATTGAAGTACCGCGCCTTTACGGAATGAATTTTGCCCACAACAATTGCGGAGGCTTCTGCGTTAGAGCCGGCCAGGGACACTTCGTTAATCTGCTCGAAAAGAATCCGGCACGCTACCGCTACCACGAAGAGAAGGAGCAGGAAATGCGCGATTATCTCGGCAAGGATGTCGCCATGCTGCGTCGGACTCGAAATAAGGTAAAGATTCCGCTGACGTTGAGGATGTTGCGCGAAGAGGTTGAGGCGAATAAAACGGAGCAAATCGATATGTTTGATATCGGCGGCTGTGGTTGTTTTGTTGATGATTTAAACGAGTAAATAAGGCCTGCTTCGGCGGGCTTTTTATTATGAGGAGGAAACAAATTGGAAAAGAAGTTAGTTGAAATATTGGACCTTAGTGCGTACTTATTTAAAACCGCCAAAAGAGTACGAAACAAGTACGGTAAGTATGTATGCGTGCCAGAGGCGGTAAGAGCGTTAGAGGACGCAGCTTTTGAGAACATGTGCGGAACTGCTAACGTAAACGCCGAGTTGTACCTCGAGTGTTTTTACAAAGGCGTTATTAGCATCGATGAACTGCTACAGCATTTAGCGTGTCCAAGTGAAAAAGACGTTGAGGAGGGCTACTATAATGAGTAACGCTATTCAAACGTACTATGATCCGGAAACAGGTAAAAAGATTGTCTACGGAAATGCAGACGAAGTTTCGATTATGACTCGCGATGAGTTAGAGCAGTGGCGCGAAGCAAAGAGACGGAAAGAGGCCGCAGAACGCGGTCCAATCCGTTATTACGTTAATTGTTACCACGATAAGGTGGCGGAACTTAACGACTTGCTGGACGTTAACGAATTAGGCGCCCTGATGAAATTACTTCCGTACCTGCGCATGAATACCGGCGGCCATTTATATAGCGGTAAAGAGCGCATGACTACGAAGCTCGCCGCGAAAGCAATCGGCAAAAGTGAGCGCCAGACTATCCGACTTATTAATAAAATGGTCGAAGTGGGCGTTATGTCTAAGGAACGCGAAGGGCGCTCGGTCGTTTATTGCGTTAATGAGGAGTACCATTCAATCGGCAAATACGTCCGTGACACCTTTTATACGAAACTGTACCAGGTAAAGACGCGGACCGACATCGCTAAGATTTCGATTCAAACCGCCGGCATTCTGTATAAGATGCTGCCGTTCTTTAATTATGCGCACTACTACCTCAGTATCAATCCGGAAGAAACGGACGAAATGAAGATAACGCACATGTCGCACCGTCAGTTCGCCGACTTGGTAACCGTTGATCGTGACCTCGTCAATAAAGCGATGAAGGAGCTAATATCGCACGGCTTTATTATGTCGCTACAGTCGTTTGGCGGCCAGTTATACCGTATTAATCCCGATGTGATGTTCCGTAAAAAGGTCGATTCCGATGAGTTAACGGAGTTTGTACGGATGCAATTCGAGCAGTCAAAGAGAGGCGTTAGTCAAGCGAACATCGATATCGAAGACCTTCCGTTTTAGGAGTGGCGGTAATATGTCATTCTAACGGCGATTTTGGCGGTAATATGTCATAGTTCCGAAGTGCCTTCGCGCTTACTCTCCGTAGGGCTGAAGGCACTTTTGGACGCATAAAGCCTCTTTTCTTATAAGATTGATAAACCTTGCGCCTTCACTAAGTACGTTCGGCGCTACCATTCTTTATTATTGCTTACGCTTTTAAAAACCATCGATAAAGTGATAGTAGGTAGTAGGACGGCACGCTCTTGGCCGGACTACAAGGTTTTGAAGTCGTAAGACTTCCCGTTAGTCATTGCGGACATATATTCGTCAACATTTACGCCTTAGTACGGTCTATAGTACGTAGAGGTAATATTCCGTAATACATATAACGCAAGCGAATACGGAATGGAGGACGATAACATGAACGGAGAATCTTTACGGGATATAGCGCTAGACCTACTCGAGCAAGTCGAAAGCCTGGCGGAGTATTGTATTCGGGAAGACGAGTTTAATATCGATCCAGACGAATCATTGCGTAAGTTAAAGGCAGGTATCGCGGAGTTTAGAAAGCGGATAGACAACGCCAAATAAGCGCCTACTATTACGCACTTAATACCGCATCACTTATATATAGAAGGAACTCGCCTTATTGCGAAAGGGCGGCGGTAAGCTAACGTAAGCAAGGGCGCCTGCTATTGCGCTATGAGATGCCTATGCTATCGCTACAGCTACCGATAAGCGCTCCGACGTATCTCCGATTCATTAACACGAACGCACCAGCGGACGACGCCTCGTCAAACTCACGGGGTGTTGCGCTATCGTGTCGAACGGTGGCCTATTCGGCAGCTGATCGCTAACATGAGCGGCTATTCACTTATGCAGTATCGATGGGAAATAACGGAGGTATATGCGGTAGGAATGGCGGTGTGATGCGGATGTATAAACGAATGCATAACGGTATTATATACGTAACGATTAAACGTTGGCGTAGAGCGGTTGGATATCGACATTATTACGTAAAATTAACGTTATACGTAATAATCTCCGTATACTTATACATCGTTATACATTCGACTGAGTTGTTCGTATTCGACAAACAATTCGGAAAGATGTCGAAGAAGGTCGAAATCTAAAACCCCCAAGGCCAGGCTCAAAAAACAAGAATTTAGACGTTTTCAATTAGCGCAATATTTTTCGAACTCGATGAGTCCAATCGCATGCCTAACGGTTGGAATCTCGGGTGGGAAATCGCACTAACGGACAATAAGGGTGTGCGACGCGTCGACTATTGGGTTGAGGTCGGCATACATAACGCAAATATTACACGGAAAGGAGGGCGCGTATATGGCAATGGTAAATGGCGAGTGGATTACGCGTGATAAACGGCAGGTACGTATTGACCTTCTCGTTCAACATGCGAAAAAACTACGTAATAAGATCGAAGAAGGAAGCGGAACGGAATACGACGTTGATAGTTTCCGTAGAGACATGGCGGAGTTAAAGAAACTCAAGCGGATTCACCGTGCCGAAGTCGACATGCTGTACTTTTTTTACGAGTACTTTTCGGAAGCACGTAATCCAGGCAATCCGGATAATCTCGTACCTACTACGAGAGTAGATATGGACGATGCGCCCGACTTTCACGTTAAATTATCGCGGATACTTGACGCTGTATCTAATCGTAATCGTACGGCACGTATCGCATGGGCTGCCAGTCGTGGTCACGCTAAATCGGCATACCTATCGAATGCTTTTCCGGTACATGAAATCGCCTATCGTAAGCGGAAAATGATCCTGATTATTTCGGAGACAAACGCGGGGTCGAAGAAGTTCATTAAATGGGTCGCTGGTCAGCTGAAGTACAATCAAAAACTTCGCGATGACTTTGGCGTCATATTGCACGAACAAAAGACGCGCAATGAGAAGGACAGCGAAGAGGCATTCTTAACGACGACTAATATTAAGATGGAAGCAACGTCGCTCGGAACGCAAATTCGTGGTTTCCGTAACGGTAGCCAACGTCCTGACCTTATACTACTCGATGACTTGGAGTCGCGGGACTCGAATAACACGCCGGAATTACGTCAGAAGGCGAAGGACTGGCTGAACCAAGATTTAATGCCCGCATATGATCCGACTCAGACAGCCGTTATTTTTATGGGTACGTTAGTGCACGTCGACTCACTTCTTAACTACGTACTTACGGAACGTCGCGACTTTATTAAGAATACATTTCCTGCAATTATCGAATGGCCTAAACGAATGGACCTATGGGCGGAATTCGAGCGCATATATAAGGAGTATCAGCCGACCGAAGCGGAACTTGCCGAAATGGAGGACGCGGAAGAAGAGACGGCGACACCTAACGCAAGAGCTGCGCTTAACTTTTACGCTGAACATCGCGAAGCAATGGACGAAGGTGCAAAAGTGCTATGGCCCGACCGATTCCCGTTGCAGAACTTGTTTCTCGAAAAGGTCAACTACGGCTCTAAGGCGTTCAATACGGAATTTATGAACAACCCTCTCGACGAGGAATCGCAAATCTTTCATCCCGACCGTTTTTACTATTACGACAGTGGGCGAACATTCCCACATAAGGACTACTACGTCGGAATGGGTATCGACTTTGCGATGGGTAAGCAGAAGGGCGATTATTCTGCGCTAGTAACGGTAGCTAAGCATAAAATTACGAAAAAAGTCTACGTTGTTGATGCGGTTATCGAACGTATTCATCCGGATAAATTTCTCGAACTGATTACGCAAAAAGTTAAGCATTATCAGCCGGACATAATCGGCGCTGAGGCGCAAATGGCGCAGGAATTCTTCGTAGATAAGTTGAAAGAGGCGCTACAGTTCGTAGGGTATCCGGCACACAACCGAGTTAAGAAGATTCACCAACGCCAACGGAAAGAGCTTCGGATTGAGGCGATGTTGCCCGACATTGAAAACGGTAATATCATTTTTAATCGCGATCACGCAATACTACTCGAACATTTTGAACGGTATGGGTCCCGCTGGCATGATGATGGACCGGATGCAACGAATATGGCGATAGAAGCGGTTAAAAGACCGAAATCGGCGATAACTAGGAAACCAAATTACTTATAAGCTTACGAAAAGGAGGACGCGAAAATGTCAAAACGATTGAAAGAACTCGAAGCGAAACTTACAGAGCAACAGAAGAAGGCGGCACTCATTCTTGTCGATAACGATTTGAAGTCGAACAAAGACCCGTCTAAATTAACATACGAGCAGATTGCGGAGGAAATTGGCGTTTCATATAAAACGATCTGGAGTTGGCGGACTCAGAACCGTAATTTCATCGCATACAAAAACGAAATCTCTGACGATTTCCTAAGCGACAAACGCTCGATGGTATACGGACAACTACTGAAACTAATCGGAGGCGAACAGCCTTCAGTGAAAGCGATTGACCTCTTCATGCGTAGATTCGGTCTACTTACGGAGAAACAAATCTTAGTTAACGAGGACGCGAGCGGTTCACGTAGTAACGATGACTTAGCGAAAGAACTCGAAGAATTGGACGACTTACTAAAAGACGAATAACGGAAGGAGGGGCGCAACTTGGGCTTATTTTGGAAAGACAAAGCGCAGCTCGACAAAGTAAACGAATATACGTCGGTTTATACGTTTAACGCGTTTCAGCCGGGCGAACAGTTTCCGCCAGTGGCTGACCGAGAACGTATATCGAAGTATAAGCGGTTGAAAAAGCTATTTCAAGGCAAGCAGTTCGAAGTATACGAGCGCGCGTCGAAGTTATTAAAAGACACGCCTCACGAGAGCCAACTTGCTCAGTTATATATTGCGGTCAATATTGCGGATATCCTAGTCACAAAACCATCCGATTTGCTAGTCGGCGAGCCACCGAGTTTCGAATCAGGACTGCCTGACAGTAGCGAAGAACAAAAGGCGGTTAATCGTTATGTCGAAGAAAACGACCTTGTTAAATTGGTACACGAAAGCGCAATTGGTAACGGCTATCGCGGTGACGCTTGGCTTAAGACACGGTATGGATATCGTCAAGACTTTTCGGAAGTAGTCCAAAGGGGCGGCCAGATTCCGGATGGCGTCATAATGGAGCCGATTATCGAGCACGTTAATGCCGAGTTCGTCTTTCCTGAAATATCGCGCGGCAATGTGAAGTCGTTTAAGGCGGTAAACATTGCGACAGTAGAATATGTGATCGACGGCAAAACGGAAAAGCCGTTCCTTAATGTGGAGCGCCATATTCCAGGCTACATTATTTACGAACGCTATCGCTTGTTCGAGTTTGAAGGCGGAATTGATACGCGCTGGGGTTATCCGTTGCAGGTCTTTACGATTGGAGAACGTGTAGCGACAGGACGCGAAGAGGATGCCGTTGAAACGGGCGTGCCTCATTTACTCGTGCACCACATTCCGTATAAATCGGTAGATGACGATTGGGAAGGCGTTGGCGGACTCGAAAAACTTGAGTCGTTGTTGGCGGCCATTAACGATCGCATCGTACAAATTGACTACGTGCTTTGGAAGAATTCCGACCCGACAGCTTACGGTCCGGACTTAGATGGTGCGGGAGACGGTCAAGTGCGCTTAGGCGGTGCGTATATCCCAGTAACAAAAGAAGATGTAACTCCGGGCTATATGGACTTTAGCGGACAATTAACCGCAGCGTTTAAAGAGCTTGAAGTTCTCATTTCGTTAGTCTTCCAACTTTCCGAAACTCCTCAGTGGTTATTCGGAACGGTGCTCGGTGAGAATTCCGGCGGTACTGGGACATCACATACCGACTCAGCGTCGATTAAAGCGCGCTTCATGCCGATATTATCGAAAGTGAAACGCATACGCACGCACTACGATAAAGCTATTCGTGACGCCCTCTGGACGTGTCAGCTACTCGATATTGCGCACGGTGAAGCTAGTTTCGAAGCGGTTTACCCGACAATTAACTGGCAAGACGGTATTCCGAAGAACGCGAAGGAAGAAGCGGAAATCATGCAGATGCGTACCGGAGGCAAGGCAAACCTCGACGTTCAAAGCGCTATTAAGCGTCAAGACGGAGTGGACGATGAAAAAGCAGCCGAGATTATTTCGCGGATCGAAGAAGACGAAAAGAACGCGAATGGATTCGTCGATTCCTCGATATTTAACGCTGGCGGTGAATAAGCATGGCGCCAACACCAACGTATGAGTACGATATATCGATTTTAATAGGTTATTATCGCGAGGCGCTTCAGAAGATTAGTAACGAATTAAATCGCATTGACTTAACGAATTTCGAGCGCGCCCAGCTTATCGTCGTACAAAAGGAAATAGCGGATGTGCTTGGCGAACTCGACGTAAGAACAAAGGCGTGGGTTGCCTCGACGATACCAAAGGCGGCGGAAGACGGCATCATATATTCGATTATGGCGCTTGGCGTCGCGGACACGGTTGAAGATGCACGGAAAATCGTCGTCTTTAATCGATTAAACCGCGAGTTTATTAAAACGGCGGTTGCTGATACGCAAGCCGACCTCTTGCAAGTTTCGCAAAACATTAATCGGAAAGTGCGGACGACCATTCGCCAGGTGACTGCGGAAGCCATGCGGTCCAATTTAACACAAGGCATCAACACGACAGACGCGATTAAGCGGGACATCTTGAAGGCGTTAAGACAGCGGTTAGGTGACTCGCTTAACACCGGAATTATTGACGCAGCGGGCAGGCGTTGGAAACCGGAAGTTTATGCGGACATGGTAACTCAGACGAAGTTAGCGCAGGCTCAACGAGAATCAGCGATCAATGATGCGCTAGGTCGTGACGCCTTTTACGGAGTTATCAGCAGTCACGGTGCAAAGGATTTATGCCGTAATTGGGAAGGTAAAATCGTGAAGCTAACGCCTGACGCTCCGGGTGACTATCCATATTATGGCTCGTTGCCAAACCGTGAAATATTCCATCCAAAATGTAAACATGTTATATCGCCAGTTAGACGTCCTGATCGAGTCTAAGTGGCTTTTTCTATGTCCGAACGTTAAGACGTAAAAAGAAACGGCTGTTTAAATTAATGAGCGACGGCTCTCAAACGGAGGTAACGCAATGAGTGAAGAATTAAATAACGAAGCAGTAGTGAACGAAACCAACACGGCTGAGGAGTCGGTAAATAAACCGGAAAGTAAAACGTTCACGCAAGAAGAACTCGACAAAATCGTGGCGGATCGGATTGCTCGCGAACGAAAGAAAATCGAAAAGTTCGCAGATTACGATGACCTGAAAACGAAAGCGTCCGAGTATGAAAAAGCGCTCGAAGAAAAACGTCTTGCCGAGTTGTCAGCGCAAGAACGCGCGGAAGAGTTAGCGAAGAAATATGAGGCTGAACGCAATGACTTCGAAAAACAATTGAAAGATTATCAAACGAAAGCCGAACGTCAGAAAATCGAAAACGCATTTATTAAGGCGGCACCAGGCGTTAACATTCCGGTTGACCGAATCGACGCTGCGCTCAAACTTGCCGACTTAGCGGCCGTGACAATCGGCGAAAACGGCGTGGAAGGTTTGGAAGACGTGATGAATGCGCTTGTTACTAATTATAGCTTCTTGGCGGATACCAAAAAGCCGCAGAAACAAATCGGCGAAGCAACTAATTCGCTGAGAGATACGGCAGAGAAGACATCCGAGCAATTATTGCGAGATGCCCAAGACAAAGCGAAACGGACTGGCCGGATTGAAGACCGCATGGCCGTCGCAGCATTAAAACGTGAATTAGGAATTTAGGTTATCGGGCGCCCATCAAGGCGTCTTTTTTAGTACCCAAAAACAATTATACTAGGAGGCTATTTAACAATGGCGAAAATTTATGATGCATCCCTTATCGGCAAAAAACAATCAGTAGTAGACGAAATCCTTTTATTAAACCAACACCAAACACCTCTTTTAAACTTACTTGGATTTAGCGAAGCGGTAACGCAAACTACGCACCAATGGTTCGAAGATGAAATGATCGCAGATGAATCAACAGTAGCTGGCGCTGTAACTAACGTTGCAACTTCCGTGATTGTTGCTAATGCTGAACCATTCCGTGTAGGACACGTAGTTAAGGTTGGAGACGAGTTATTGTTAGTAACTGCAATTGCGGGTTCTACTTTAACAGTTACTCGTGGATACGCTGGAACAACTGCAGCGGCAATTGCTGACCTTGCTAAAATCGAAGTTCAATTCGTTGAAGGTTCTGAAGGCGCAGACGTTCGTGGTGCTCGTTTCAAAGCACGCGTTGCGAAGTCTAACAAAACTCAAATTTTCGACGACTCTGTTGAAATTTCCGGTACTGCAGCAGCGGTTCAACAATACGGAATCAACGATCTTTACGAATACGAAAAGCAAAAGAAACAACTTGAGCTTGCGCTTCAATTAGAGAAAGCGTTAATCAACGGTATCTCTTACGAAAGCGGTCAAATCCGTCAAATGAAAGGTATCCGTCAATTCATCGCTTCTAACGTTACTAACGTAGCTGGCGCTTTAACAATGGCTTCAGTAAATGACTTAGCGCAAAAAATCTACGAAGCAGGCGGTTTCGCTACTGGCGGAGACTACAAAGTTATCGTTGGCGCTAAACAAAAACGTAACCTTTCAGCGCTTGATACTAACAAAGTTCAGATTTCTCGTAGCGAAAATTCTCGTGGTGAAGTAGTTGACACGCTAATCAATGACTTCGGTCAGTTCGAAATCGCGCTTAACAACAACTTGGCTGCTGACGAACTATTATTCGTTGACGCTAACCGTGTTGCAATCCGTCCACTAATCGGTCGTGACTTCTTCCATAAATTCATGGGCGAAAAAGGCGATTACACTGTCGGTATGCTTGTTGGTGAGTACACGCTTGAATTCAAGCAAGAGAAAGCGCATGGCCGTTTAAAAGGACTTAGCTAATTAACCGTTACACAATTCGGCTCGCGGGGGTTTCCTGCGGGCTTTTTCTTTAGGTGGTGAATCATTTGGCGGAATTCAATTCGCATTATCTACAACTTGGCTTCTATGTTAACGGCGAATACAAGCGCTTTGATGGCGGTCGCTATGTAACAGAGGACGAAGCAACGATCGAAGTATTATCGAAAATTACAGACGCCAATCGCGTCGACAAACCAAAAGCGGAGGAATCAAAGGCACCGGTATTGAAGCCGAAAGCGCCAGCGAAAAAAGCCTCCGGTAAATAATCAACGGAGGTGGCGTTAAATGGCATTAAATGTGTTTGGTGCGGACGTATACATCGAATCAAACGTGATTCTGATCGAAGATTGGACGGATAGTGACGACGCGAGAAAACAGCGGTTATTAAACGTTGCTAATTCAACGCTAAGTCGTGTTTATCCGACGTATACAATCCCGGACAATGCTGTGTATGAATACGTGGCCGTTTTAGCGACGGCATTTAACGATACTAATGCGCAAAAACAAAACGGCGTGAAGCAGTTTTCAGTCGCCGGTATATCGTACATGTTCGACGGAGGAAAAGATTCGCTAGAGTCATTAATACCGACGGCATCTCTCGATTTAATCGGCAAGGAAAACGGTGTGTCGCTCGGCGGTCAAGGCGGTAAGCGCGTGAAATGGACGGTGTTGTAGTCATGGCGATTCTGCCGATGAAGCAGACCGTTACCATTAAGCGAGGCGGCGAATTGGACGATTGGGGAAACGCAATACCTGGCGAGGAATTAACGCTAAAATGTCGCGTTGAAGAAGGATCGCAATTGCGTGCTTATCGCTCGGTCGGCATGACTAACAGCGAAATCGTTATCGCAACAGCTCGCATACTCTTCGACAAACTTGCAGACATACGGGAAACCGACACGATCGTCTTTACGAATGAACTCGGAATCACTATCGAGAAGAATCCGAAAGAAATCAACGTAAAGCGTGGCGCAAGCGGTAAGCCGTTATTGACGGAGGTGGTCGTATGAGTGACGGGATGAGTTTCAACTTTTCCGGCGTTGTCGCTAACATGGCTGTAGCAACGGCTCGCGTGAGATTAGCGGCCAAAAACGGGATGCAAGATTCTGTAGATGACCTCAAGCGGATTGCCGTCGATATTGCCCCGATTGACTCAGCGGATTTAAGACGCTCAGGGCACGCAAATGTGCGCCAAACTGCTACCGATGTTGTCGGAGAGGTATCGTTCAGTGCCGTTGATAACAGTAGCGGACAGCATTTCAATTACGCTATATGGATACATGAAGGCGAATATAATCTCGGACCATTGTCGGCAGCTGCGCCAGGAACGGACGGATACGCTGTCGGTAACAAATACCTCGAACGACCATTAAAAGGCGAAGCGGAAAAATACATGCGGTGGATAGCCGAAGAAATTAGAGATGCGGTAGGTGATTAACGTGAAAATACTCGAATTAATAACATTCGTTAAAGCGCGGGTCCCTGGCGTTTATTATCCGAACTCGTTTCCGATTTCAACGGCGACGCCAGACGCATGCGCCATCGTCAAATTGACAGGCGGATTTCCTCCGAGTCAGTGGACCGGAAAGAAACAGCCGTCGTTTCAGATACTTGTGCGAGGTAAAGCGAACGATGTAGCGGATGCTGAGACGCGTGCTTATGCGATACATGAAGCGCTAATGAATTTGCAAGGCGTGACAATCGGCGATGATTCCGTGGTAATTATTCGCGCGATGAACAGCGTTCCATTATACATCGGCAATGACGAAAATAATCGACCAATTTATTCAATGAATTTTGACTGCGTAGTTAGACCTTAACGGTTGGCTGCGCTTTTATTTTGAGGAGGGAAAATTAATGGCAGGAATTAACGTACCTATCGGCCCAGCGAAAGTCGAGTACGGCGAAGGCGCCGAGTTAGTTACATTCGACATCACAAAGGGTGGAATTAAATTTACGGCCACAACAAACAAACAGGATATTACAGTTGACCAGTACGGGGATACACCGGTTAAGTCGATTATGAAAGGGCGTACTTGCGAAGTAACCGTTCCATTTGCGCTACATGACCTTGAAAAACTTTCGAAAGTTATTCCGAATTCGACTTTTACAAAGAGCGGAACAGCTCCGGCGGAGAAATTTAAGCTTTCTGTTAAATCACAAGCGGGATTTGATTTACTTTCGGCAGCAAAGCAACTTGTAATTAAGCCAACAGACGCTTCGGCCTCCGCAAATGACTGGATTACTATTCCACTGGCTGGCGCTCTTGCCGATCCTGAATATACGTACGATGCGGATAACGAGCGTATCGTTAACATTACTTTCGTAGGTTATCCGGACATGGTTACCGGAGAATTATTCATCCTTGGCGACGAAACAGTAGCGTAACAACCACGGCGGGCACCTTCGGGCGGCTCGCCTTTTATTTTTAATGGGGGTGCTCCACCGTGTTTAAACGAAAATCGAACATAACGGCGCTAAACGAGAACGAAATGATGTTCGGAGAACAGCGCGTTAAAATAGAAAAATTGACTATCGCAAAATGGCGACAACTATTCGAAACAGTCGATAAATTGCCAGGACTAATCGTGCAAGTTTTATCGGCGCCAAAAGAGGACTTTTATGCATACGTGCTGACTGCGCTTAACATTGCGCTTGATGAAATCGCTGAGATAGTTGCGGTTTTAACCGGACTAGAAGCCGAATATATCACCGAGAATGTCGGTGTTGACGAGTTATTTGAATACTTATTCCGCACTGTTAAGAGAAATCGCTTGGAAGACGTTGTAAAAAACGTAAAAAGCCTTCTGCCGAAACAAGAGTAGCGGACGAAGGCGAGAAGATAACGATTGATGACTTTTTAATCGAGGTGTCTGTAGCTCTAGGAGTCACGCAGACCGATTTGGAAAACGGCTACTATATGGTCGACGTTCCGGCCGTGCTAGAAGCTAAACGCAAACAGGACGCACTAATGCGCTTAAACGACGTCTACCTCGGACTTGCAACGCATAATCGCGGACTTGAAGAAGCCGACTATAAAGCGTTTATTCGCCGACTTAATAAGGACGTTGGCGTTAAGGAAGAGCAAGGGTTTAACCGTGACAAATTCGAAGAGTTACGGATGTTTGCGAAAGGAAATTAGGAAGGAGGTAGACGAATGGATGTAGGTAATATACAAGCCACGCTAACCCTGTCGACGGCGCAATTTAACCAAAGTTTGCAGTCAGCGCAAAACCAGATGGCCAATACGAGCCAGTCAGCGAAGAAGGTTAGTAAGGATATCGCGCTAATTCACAAAGCTGCGCTTGGGATGGGCGCTGCACTCGCAGTAGGCGTTGGTGCAGCGGTAAAAACGGCGGCAGATTTCGAGCAGGCGATGGCTAACGTAAAAGCAGTTTCAGGTGCTTCGGCTTCAGAAATGGATCAATTGAGCCAAGCAGCAAAAGACTTCGCCGAAACCTCTCAATATAACGCGGTACAAATAGCCGGTGGAATGGAAGAATTGATAAAGGCTGGTTTAACGACTAGTCAAGTTATTGGCGGAGGCTTAAAGGGTGCGCTCGATTTGGCGGCTGCAGGCGGAATATCGCTAAAGGACGCGGCCGAAGTTGCATCGACAGCACTTAACGCTTTCAAGAAGGATTCACTTTCTGTTTCAGATGCGGCCAACATACTAGCTGGAGCGGCGAATGCTTCGGCAACTGACGTCGGTGAAATGCGGTTTGGTCTTTCGATGGTTTCAGCCGTTGCTTCGGGCGTTGGATTAACGTTTAAAGATACTGCATCGACACTAGCGTTATTCGCGCAGAACGGTCTTAAAGGTTCCGACGCGGGAACCTCGCTCAAGACGATGTTACTTAACTTAATCCCGCAAACGAAAAAAGAGGCGAAACTATTCGATGAGCTCGGTGTCACTGTTAAAGGTAGCTCTAACGCCTTCTTTGACGCTCACGGAAACATTAAATCGATGTCTGAAATCGCGCAAATCCTACAAGATAAGTTGAAGCACTTAACAAACGAACAACGGCAGGCAACTCTTGCCCAAATGTTTGGAACCGATGCTATCCGTGCCGGAAATATCCTGTATAAAGAAGGCGCTAAAGGGCTTAACGAAATGACTACCGCAATGATGAAGATTAAGGCGGCCGACGTCGCTGCGGTTAAAATGGATACGCTAAAAGGCGCTTTTAAGGAATTCCAAGCGGTCCTTCAAAACGTAGGAATCACCGTCGGCGACGAACTTTTGCCGGCCTTTACGGATATCGTGCGCTTTGCATCAGACCTCGTTCGAAAATTCGGTGATGTTGATGGTACGACGATTAAGGTCGGCTTAGCAATGGCGTCTGCATCAACGGCGATATTGCTTGTCGGAAGTACAATCGCAAAACTAAGCGTTGCATTGCGCGCATTCGCATTGACGCCAGTTGGTGCGGCTATAACGGCGCTATCAATATTAGGCGGAGTAATTGCCGGTGTAGTCGTCCACCAAAACGAAATGAAAGAGGTTAACCTCGAAACTGCGGAGTCAATGATGAAGCAAGCGGACGAACTTGGCGCAACCACTAAGCAATACGAAGAATTACGCGCTAAGTCAAAGCTATCAAACGAAGAGCTCGGCCGTTTCGTTGACATCAACTCGCTAATTTCTAAGACCGCTGATCCGAACGTAATATCTCGCCTTAGCAGTGAGCAAGAATCCCTTCGAAAGAAATCGGGCCTATCTAACGAAGAACTCGATACGATGGTACGACTTAACGGGGAGTTAATCGAAAAGGTTCCGGAAGCAACGACTCAAATTTCGGCGCAAGGGAACGCAATTTTAACTTCGACCGACAAAATCAAGGCGTATAATCAGCAACAATATGAGCGTATTCGTTTGGAACTTGACGCGCAAAAGGCGAAAGCCGAAGCGAACATGTCGGATTACCTCGCAAAAGAGACGGAAGAGTTAAAACGAATCAACGGTCTAAAAGAGAAGATGGCGGGCTATGACACGAAAGAAATCGACCAACGCAAAAAAGTAAAGGACCTTTATGATGACCTAGCGACAGCTAAAGCGAATAAGGATTCCCTCGAAATTGAACGTCTCAACACAACCATCGAAAGGGAAGAGCACAAACTCGGAGCGATTAAAAAGCAAAGAGCGGAAACAGCCGGTTTGCTAGTCGATAGGACGAAAGAAATGGATAAAATTCAGGCGCAAATCGGAAAGCTAGACGAAGTTAAGCGCAAGATGGTCGACCTTGAATTAAGGCAAGCCGGTATTAACGCAAAACGCGGTGAAGAAGTCCGTACTATTGATTCGGCAATCACTAAACTCAATGCGCAAAAGGCGGCGCTAGAAAAATCCGTGCCAGTTAATCAGCGTAATACGGCGGAGTATCGTGCGGCTCGTGACGCGATACAACAGCAAATTAATAAGCTCCAAGGTACAAAGTCGAAAGTCGAAGAAATCATCGGCAAAGCGCAAGCAATGAACGCTGAGCTCGGTAAGGACGTATCGAAAAATTTTACCGTCTATCAGAACGCGGTTGCTTCAAAAGATTTCAACAATTATAAAGCGAACGCAATGAAATACCACACGGGCGGAATTGTCGGAAAGCCACCACAGTTACACGTCGGAGGACTTGCGTCACAGTTCGCAAATGCTCCTTCTCATAACGAAATTGACGTCAGGCTACTTCGAAACGAGGCTGTTCTTACGGAGGCACAACAAAGTAATCTAATGCGGATGATTGACGCGGGCCAAACAGGCGGAAACACTTCGCCATTCTCAGCGGGCGAAATCGCCGACATCAAATCGCTACTGGGTGCGATCGCGCAGAACACAGCGCAGTCACCTTCGGTTGTAGTCGACGGCAACGCGCTTTGGAATTACGTCGATACGAAACAAGCAACGGAAACACGTATGCAGAATAGAAACGGAGGGGTGAAGCGATGAGCCTCGACAATTTTAAAATCGTATTGCAAGACGGAACCACTTACGATATGGCCGATGACTTTTCGGTGCTCGTTCGCTCGTTCCAAATTAGTTCGCCAAAACCGACACGACAGACGGATCAAATAGACGGACGCGACGGGCAGATTCGACTAGGTAAAGATTACGGAGCACGCGAAATCACGGCAGTCTGCTCGTTCTTTGCGGTCGATTATGCTGACTCGCTTTTATTACGCGACGAAATAATCCGTGTAATTTACGGACGCGAGCCGTACTACATTATACCGGAAGCAACGCCAGGCAAACGGTGGCTCGTCGAGGTAGCCGATTCTATTACGCCGGAACTAATCGGAATGTACGGAGAATTCACGCTCAACTTCATCAGCGACTCAACCTACGCAGAATCAATCGGAACTACGCTCGACCCGTTAACGTTCGACGCCGAGTTATGGCAAGTCGGTCAAGGCTTAACGGTAGACGAAGCGGACTATACGCAAAACGTGGCGTCATTTTCGATATTCAACGCAGGCGACATAACGGTCGACCCACGCGAGTTTCCGTTGGTGATAACGTACGCGGGCGCCTCTACGAATCTCTCAATCGCTAACACAACGACAGGCGAAACGTGGTCATATACCGGCACCACTACGGCAAGCGACACGTTGAAAATTGACGGAGTGCGGTCGCTTAAAAACGGAGTGGTCAGCGTGTTTGCGAATACCAATCGGAAATTAATTACGCTGAAGCCTGGAGCGAATAACTTTACGGTGACGGGCGCGAGTGGGGCGTTTATGGTGACGTTTGACTTCCGGTTCTATTACTTATAAAGGCGGTGAATAAATGGGAAAATATCGAAGTTTAGGAACGCTATTTAACCGAGTGTTCCGTAATGATTTAAACGCAAACTTTAACGATGTGGATACGGATTTACAGGCGCAGAAGTCACGCGTTGATAATTTAATAACCGGAACGCCTCAGCCGAGCGAGGTTGTGGATGCGCGCGGTGGGAAGCCTGTTTTGAAGGATCGGTTGGACGGCGTTGATGCGTCTTTGGCGGATAATGCGAAGAAACTTGAAGATAAAAGTATTTGTTCTGTTGTGGAATATGGAGCGATTGGTGATGGACTAAGCCACCCTTTATCTACGAAGTACGCTACTTTAACTGAAGCAAGAGCGTATTATGGATTAGATTTTAAAGGCAGACAAATTGCGAATGCTTTAACCGATGAATTGGACTTATGTGCTATGCGTAAAGCCTTTAATAATGACAAAACGATTGTTGTTTTGCCGTACGGGAAGACATTTATCGTTAATAGTTCCTTTGCTATTGCTAATAACAAACACATTTTAAACTATGCAACGATCAAATTAAACGGCTTTGGTGCAGGCGGTCATATCGTAGAGATCAATGGAGACAAAACAGATATTTCTAACCCTATTCCTGTAAAAAATATTCATTGGGATGGTGGAAACATTGACGGTACCGGATTCTTAGGGGTAAACGGTTTCGGAATTGAAGCGGCTGAAAATATTTATATTTCAAATGTCGAAGTGAATAACTGCAAGAGAGACATATCTATCGAAGGCGGTAGAGCATTTACGTGTCATCCAGCCAGTAGGAATGTAACTGTAATTGGTTGTCGTGCCTACAATTGTTCTACAGGATTAGACTCTGGAACAAAAGCTGATGCTTTAGACGGTATAACAGATAACCTAAAGCAACGCACACGAAACATTAACTTTACCAATTGCTTAGTTATTGAATGCGAATATTCTGGTTTTAATATTGAACAATCTAACAACCCTGCAAACATTGATCTAATCTCACAAGATATAACTGTGAGTGGGTGTCAGTTTATTAACTGTGGTACGAATTGGACAAATCGGGGGATTATAAATGGAAACAGAGCAACAAACTTAAATTTTGTAGATTGTACGATTTACAATGATGCTGCCCATCCAGTGGGTTCTGTGTTTAGAGGTTCATTCCATAAATCCACGTTTAAAGCAAGGGTACAGGTAGATACCTTTACTAACTTGGTGAGTGCTATCCCTACGGAACCTGTAAACGGTATTGACACGGGGGATGCAGGACATCCAAATGGAACCATGCAAGATAATCGCTTTGATATTTCATTGTTTTGGAATGTGATAAATGGAGCATTATTCAACGCTACAGATTACGGAGGAACATCTATAGACCTTTTACATCGGAATTATTTCACTGTAAAGTTATACGCTGAAAAACAATTTACGGGTACCCTGGTCGGCGGTGGAACACATTTAACCAATGTTGCTGAAGTTCACGACACGTTTAATAACCGTTACGCTCGGTTTAGATTTAACTTAGTTAAAACGTTAAGTTCCACTTGGTTGGATTAAATGTTCCAAAAATTTCTTGACTGTGCAAATATTACTAGTTACTATTATCATAGGAAAATAGATTTATAAGGATGATGGTAAAAAGTGAAAAAAGCATATACCGAATATGAGATTACCCTAGACGAAAACGTTATACTTGGCAAACTTGTATTTGAAAAATGTGTATCAATAAACAATTCTACTGTAAAAGGTGAATGTTTCTTTGGCGCGTTTTCATATGCAGGAAATGATTGTGAATTTTATAATGCTAGCGTAGGAAGGTATTGTTCTATAGGGAAAAAGGTTAATATAGGTCCTGGTGTGCATGATATTGCTGCTATAACCAGTCACCCTTTCCCTATATCAGGTGTAGGTGCTTTAAAAAATTTTGATTCCTACAACAAGATAAAAAAGCAAAACAAATACGACGGGAATCAGAAGAGAACGTACGTCGGAAATGATGTCTTTATTGGAGATAATGTCATCATACAAAAAGGTGTAACAATCGGAGATGGGGCTGTTATTGGTTCTGGTGCTGTCGTTACAAAAGATGTACTACCTTATCAAATCGTTGGTGGTATACCTGCAAAACCTTTAAAAATGAGGTTTGATGAAGAAGTTTGGAAAAAGTTATTGGATATAAAATGGTGGAAATTTAATTTGGAAAAATTAAATGGAGATTATTTTAAAAGCCCTGAATTGTTTTTTGCTAATGTTGATATAAATTCACTTGAAGAGTTTTCCCCTGAAAGGTACAGATATGATTCTAAATCAAAAAGCTTTTCAAAAATTGATTCAATGGAAAATCTCGATGATTTATTAGTTACAAAGAGGATTAGTAAAACTCCAAAAGTTTTAGATGAATATGATATGGAGATTATTAATTTCTTAACAGAGTTGGACTCAACTCATAAAGATCATATAGATATAGAATAAGTTAATGCACAATTGGAGCAAAGAACGACATAAATAAAACGAAAGGAGGTCGGAACCTTTGGCGGACTTATTCGTCACCAATCTCGCCGGCCAGTCCGAAATGCTGACCGACTTTAATAACTTAACACGTAAACGGAGGGTGAACGGTGAACGTTCGCTCTCTTTTTTTATGATGAAAACGCCGTCCAACACGCACGCATTTCCGTTAGTCTGCGAAGAGTCTATCGTTGAATATGGCGGCGACCAGTATCGCATTAAGAACGTCGACGAGCGCACGGTTGTCAACACGCCGGTCAAGGACGTAACGGCAACGCACGTCTTCTTCGATATTGTCGACGTCTATCAATACGGTACGTTAACTAATGGGGCCAAGTCTATTAGTCAGGCGCTAAGCTTTGCGCTTAGTGGAACCGGCTGGACATTTTCGGTCATTGATGCATTTGGCACGGTCCAATTCGAAAACTTCGGAGATGACAATGCGCTGGCTTTATTTCAGACGATACTAGAACGATTTAGCGCTGAATTTGACATCAGCGGTACCAACATTAATATTCGCACGAAGATAGGCAGCACGCCCGACTTTCAATTTCGCTATAAGCATAACGTCAAAACGCTGTCGCGAACGGTGAATACGAACGACTTATCGACATATATCAAAGGCTACGGAAAGCAGAACGATGACGGCACATACACCTGTACAGCGGAATATACTTCGCCAATGGCTGACGTTTATGGCATTCGCCACGCACCGCCGGTTAAGGACGAACGCTTTACCGTTCAAGCATCGCTACTCAGCCACATTCAGAGCGCGATAGTCGACACGCCGGAAGTGTCAATCGAGCTAGAATTCGTCGAGCTTCAGAACGCTGGCTTTACGGTGACTGCGCCAGGGCTAGGCGATACCGTGCCTACGATTTACGAGCCGTTAAGTGTCGACTTAGACTTGCGGATACTCGAAATCGAGGATTATCCGGAATCTACAAAGTCGCCGAGAGTGGCGCTTTCCAACGTGCGCCAGACGTTCGCAGACGTTCAGTTTAATCGGACGAAAGCGATACTCGATAAGTTATGGGACGAAAACAGCGGGCGCATACGCTATAACGTTTATACGGAAGCGGTCAAGAAGGCGACTGAGGCGCTGAACAATTCTCTGACTGAGCTCGAATATCCGGAAGGCATGGGTATTATTGCGCGTGATCCTAACGATGCGAGCCGGTTTGTTGCGTTACGGTCGGCAGGGCTCGGTATTACAACCAACGGAGGAGAGACGTTTGATAATGCGATAACAGCCGACGGAGTAACAACGAATTTGCTGACAGCGGGCCAAATTAAAACGAACAATATTCAGATTATCGGAAACGATGATCTTTTTTATTGGGACGGAAATTACCTTATGGCGATAGACGCAGCCGATCCAAATAAGTACGTTAAGCTAAATTCAGACGGATTATACACCGCTAAAGGTTCGCTGACAATCGAACGGCCCGACGGGTACAAAGTTATCCTCGACGGCAAAGCAAACTTCGACTTAAACGTACAAGGCGGAACACCTCAGTATGTCGATGACTCTACGTTTGGTGACGGAACATTTGTCGTAACACAGCAAGGTCCGTACACGCGCACGTCTTCAACTGCGTATGTGCGCTTTGACTACTTCCGATTTAAGCATACGTCACGCTACTTAAATTTAGCGTTCTATGCGAGAGGCGGAGGTGCCGGTGCTTACGCGTATGTCCGAGTTGAGGATAGCGATGGAACAGTATTAGCGACCAATATGACGAATGCAACTAGCGACACGAACGTTCCAATTACTATCGATTTAGGCGTGCCGACGGGTGCTGAGAAGGTATTCTACGCAAAAATCAAAACGACTGATAACGGATATCCGTGTTTAGTTCGTCTTGCAACGAAATATATGAATGGGTGATGCGAATGGTTAAAACGTGGGTTTTTACGGATACAGACGGAAATATTATATCGGCGAGCACGACTGATCCGGCGCTAGTTCAAAACGGCACGGTGCCGAACTACCAATACGAATTCGATTTAACCTGGGAACAAATCGACGAACTATGGCGCTATAAAGTGGTCGACGGTCAGTTAATTATGAAGTAGAGGAGGACGCAACAATGTCGGAACCAATAAGTCGCGACATCGCGGAGCTTCGCGAATGGCTTGTGCGGATTGATACGAAAATGGACTACATGAGCGAAGTGAAACGCGTAGCTGACGAAGCGGACGCAAAGGCGGACAAAGCGCTGGCAATGTCGGAGGCTAACCGTGAGGATATTCGCGATATGAAGGCAAATACGAAGTGGGTGTGGGGCGCTATCTTAACAGTCATCGGATTTTTAGTGACCGTCGGCATAGCGGTTTTCAAGTAAGCCAGTCGGCGACCGCACCCATTCGCTGGTTACGATTAAAGTTGCGGAGCCGACCTTAGCTTTATATTAACATTAAAAGAAACGGAAAGGAAGCGGAATAAAATGGCGTTTGAAATTTTGACGGCGGATCAGTTAATTTCACGGTTAAAAGGGCGCAAATACAAATATTCGCAAATCCATCACACGTGGAAACCGAATCACTCGAGTTTCAACGGAAAGAACCACCTTAGACTACAACAAGGTATGTATGATAACCATACGCAAGTACGAGGATGGGACAATATCGGACAGCATGTTACGCTTATGCCTGACGGAACATTCGTGACAGGACGACCGTTCGATAAGACTCCGTCAGGAATTAGCGGGTACAATACGGGCGCATTTATGACGGAAATGTTAGGCGACTTTGACGAGGGACGCGATAAGCTAGAAGGCGCGCAACTAAACGCAATGTTAAAACTGCAGCATTTCCTGACGACGGAATGCGGGGCGAAAATTATGTTCCACCGAGAGCACGCGCCGAAAACTTGCCCGGGCACCGGCTTAGACAAGGGCGCATTCTTAAAACAAGTCGCCAATTACGGCAACAAAATTATCGCAATTCCTATCGCAAATCATCCTGTATCAAACGTAAAAAAGCCGGAGGTTCTTCGGTTAGGCGATAAAGGGGCGGACGTCAAAAAACTGCAAGAATACCTTGTAAAAGCAGGCGAAAAACTTCCACGTTTTGGAGCAGATGGAGGTTTCGGGCAAGAAACGTTAGACGCGGTAAAATCATTTCAAGCACGCAACGGTCTTACTGTCGATGGCGTAGTAGGGGCGCAAACGAAAGCGAAGTTAGAATCCACTAAGGAAAGCGCGCCTGCTCCGAAGCCGACTTATAAACTACCTGACGGAATTATTCGTAAAGGTGCCAAAGGCTCATCCGTTAAACTGCTTCAAACTGCGCTCAATGCTGCGAAGTTTAATTGCGGAACTGCCGACGGAATCTTTGGCGCGAAGACAGACGCAGCCTTACGCAAGCTCCAAGCAGACAAAAAATTAGTAGCGGACGGCATTTACGGTCCTAAAACGAAAGCTAAACTCGCGGAGGTGTTGAAGTAATGAAACGGTTTAAGAATTACGGATTGTGGCTTGCGGTTGCTTCGCTAGGCTTAATTATTGCGCAGTCTTTCGGCGTAAATATCGCTGAGGATAAATATAACGAAGTGGTTAACGCAGTGTTGACTGTGCTTGTATTAGCTGGCGTGGTCAGTAACCCGTCAAGTGGTAGCGGATTTAAAGACGATAATTAACGAAATAATTACGCGGGACGACGCATAATTGCGTTTGTCCTTTACATACATATACAACATGCGGTAGAATTAGAAATAATTACTAATCGGAGGGATTCGCATGTTAGCGAAAATTAACGAGTTAAATAGAAACGCAATTACTTTATTGTCCGTAGGTATTATCGCCTTAACGGCGGTCATCGTGACGCTAATCGCAACGATTGAGCCGATCGGAAACACAGACCCGCTGGCTGACCTCGAAAAATTCCAGAAGCACTTCGCTGATGAATACGGAGTGAAGCCGTCCGTCAGTCTCGTGATTCAGCCTGACGCTACGGAGGCACAGGCGGAAGTCCTTACGAAAGAAATTTCGAACAGCCTCGAGTTAGGCAACGTTCAAGAGGACGACACGCTTTCCGGCTGGTTCAACGCGAAAGATGAAGAGAAAGATATCGCAATTACCGTAGTATCTAAGTATGATAAAAAATAGCCTCGGCCTTAACCGGTCGGGGCTTTTTCTTCGTTTAGGCTTCGTTATATATCGAAAAACTTATCGCGGTCCACATCGTATCCCATCGACTTCAACGCACGTTGCACCTTCACCCACGTAGAAATTCTGGGCACATATTCGCTATCATTACATAACGACGTCAGCGTTCCGTTTCCCAGTTTCGTTTCCCTTCGAATGTCCTCTTGCGAAATTCCTTTAGAATCAATATACTTTCCGAATTTGCTCCGTTTTTTGCCGAGTTCAAACCAACCCATCTCGCTATCACCTCGACAATAAGTCTGTCCACGAAATCAGTTTTTTAAACTTACGCAAAAAATTGGTATCACGGACAAACAGTCGCCCATACAGTATATTAACCAGTTAGTTACTGGTCGTTAACTAGTCAGGAGGTAGATAGCATGGCGAAGAAAATCGTCAATAAATCCGTAAGTTTTAACGTGGCCGACCCGTTTCAAATGCAGATGAAGGAGTACGTCGCTCAATACCCGAACTTCTCAGCGTATATGAAACGGCTTATCCAACGCGACATGGAAGGAGGAAACGTTGTCAGAACAATAAAAAAAGCGCCAGCCCAGGCGGTTACTAACCTGAGCATGACGCAATTAAACGGATTAAATCTATAAGCACGCAGATTGGCTAGGAAGCCGAGGCGCTTTCACCTCAGCATATTAACGGAATTGCGAAATATTGCATGTACAACCGGTTACTAACCGAAAAATAGTTTGACGGAGGTTGACTAATATGAGGACGGAATCCATGTCCATTAGCGAGTTTATGAGGGGGCGCGAGCCGGAGCCATTCAGCGCGAAAGTGGAGCGTCATTTTAAGAAGTACGGAATGGTTTACGTAACAGCAGGCGTAACAGCGCTAATGCTAACGAGTGGCGGCGGAGCAGTCTATGCCAGTTCGGGGATTGACGTCGAAGCGGCGAAGTTATACAAGGAATTAATTGGCATCGGAAAGTGGATCATCGTTTTTAAAGGCGGATTTGATACGCTGAAAATGATAGGCAACGGGGATTTGGATTCGGCAAAAAAGTCTTTTTTCGGCTACTTATTAACGTATCTGTTTTTGTTGGGGTTGCCGTATGGCTTAGATAAAGTCGACCAGGTATTCGCAAGTGTTAGTAAATAGGAGGTGATAACGCATGAAATTCCGACTAACAGGTAAATTCGGAGAACTCTCGCCAGTTCGCAATATGCAACCGCACTCAGGCATAGATTTAGCGATGAGTGAGAATACAACGCTACGTTCCATCGCAGACGGAGTAGTCGACCGAGTATATGACGGAACAGGCGCAATAGGCAAGGGTCTGTCGGTTCAAATGCCGGATGGAACGCGGACTATTTACGGCCACATGAACGAAGTTAAGGCGCGTATTGGCGAGCATGTGAACGCAGGCGACATCGTAGGACTCAGTGGTAATACCGGCAACTCGACTGGTCCACATCTTCATTTCGGAATGAAGGACGCTAGTGGTCACGTTATCGACCCGACGCCACACGCTGAAAAACTCGCAAGCATTAGCGGCGACCATGTTTCGCCCGGCGTCATAACTTCGCTATTTAACAACCACGGCACGCAAGGTCCACTAACGCGGATATTTTACGGAAGCACGGAGACGATGCGCGACCATGTGGCGGACGTGACAACGGAAATCCTGTTCGGCATATTCGACGCCTTAAAGGACTTATTGCTCGCCGGAACGCTTATCGGATCGGCGCTAATGATAATCCTCAAGGTTGCCGGCTGGAAGGACGGAGGTCGCTGGACCGGTGTCCTAATTACGGCAAATATATTA